CTGCAATTTTTCTAGATTTGATACTAGCATTAAGCTCTGCCGCATTTGGTCGTTCACTAAATTTAGCAAATCCGCCTGCCTTAGACATCACATCTTTGCCGGCATTCATTGCTTTGTTAAACATGTTCTGTTCGTATGCATAAGCACCATCATATGCATCTTTTAATTCAAATTTAATAAAATCTAACTGAGTACTTAGATTACGTGGATTTGACCCTTTAGCCTTCGCAAACTTCCGAAGTTCTTTTTTTCTAGCACCGAGCCATTGCAATAAACCAAATGCGCCGATTGCATTTTTTGCAGTAGGGTTAAATGTAGATTCGGCCCACATATTACCAACAATTGCTGCTGCTTCTATATCACTGAATCCTCGGGACATTAACTGTCGGGCTAATGATACTCCTTTAGTTAGCCATTCGCCGGTAAGTGGACCGTTACCTTCTACCAGTAAAGATTGTAATCGTATCATTTTTTCATCCTGATAATCAATTCGCCTAAAACTTCGAGTCGACCCAATTCTCGTTGAAACTCAATTTGTGTCATGGATGTTGATATTTTTTTATATGTAGCATCAAATTCTTTTGTTGCTGCGTCAACATCAAATTTACCAGCAGCTGCTCGTTTGTAATAAGGCAACTTAACTTTGAAATGATGCCATGTTAAAAGAGCTAACCCGCCTTTCTTTTTTGCGGTATCAACAATTTTCTCAGCACCAGCTTCACGGGTATCAGCAAATGTTTCGAAAGTTTCCGATTTGTCTTTTGATTCAAAAAGTAAATTCATTAGTTTCATATTAATAAATATTACAACGTAGGAATTAATTTGTAAGACTTACGACCGAACAATAGCATGGATCTAAAATCTGCTTGTTGAAATGCATCTAATGAGTTTTTTGATAACATGTTAAAACGGTTAACAATTGGTACTATTTCTTGCCAATTGGTATATTGTAATATGGTTTCTACGTAATCGACATTAACGAGCATATCTGATACGGTTTGATAGTCCCATTCTATATGAACTATGGGTCGGATCCGATCTTCTAGTACGTAATCAATACATAAGTCCAATCCGCATTTAAATTCAGCGCTTAGTATTCTTAATAACTCTGGACGTTGCTTTGCATATGACTTCACTTGAGCCGCGGCATCGCCTGATAGTGGATATCTAAATACAAATTGACTATGATCTAATATTAATTCAGAATCACCTCGTTGTGTAAGCCATGGCTGAATAATTGCATGCGCTCCTTTTGCAGCATCTCCATCCTTATACCAAGTTGTATCATGTTCTAAAGAAACATTATTGTGCCTGTGATATGCTTGTTCAATTTCATTTAAATCAAAACCTTCATGATCCACGTGACATGTACCGTTTAGTAAAACATGTTCAGCAATATCATCAGGTAACGGTTTTGAAATTTGAATATCTTGATAATTAGGAGTGTGTACGTTATAACTTAACATTACATCATATTTTTAATTATGTTTGCAAAATTTGTTTTTGAATTATTAAAAGCAGAATCTGAATCATCAAACAATATTGTTTCATATGAATTTTTTGATTTTTGTATAAGACAGACTGTTGCATCAAATTGTTCTAATCCATTAAGCAAATAAACAATTCCGAAGTATGCACATGTGTCTGAAACTTTTGCTATGACGTCTGCTTTAGAAAATATTAATTTTAATGTTCCTAAATCTTCTATAGGCGCAGTAAATATATATTCTTTATTTTTTAATCCTAAATATGAAAATTTAGGAGATGTTTTCATTTGTTTTGAAAATTCTTTAAAGAATGGTTTAGCCAAAATATTTGGATCTACAACATTGTTTTCTAGTATTATGTTTTTTAGTTTCATCATTTGGTTAAATCCTTATCATCCAGAGATCCGCCTGTTACCCAAGCAGTGCAACTTCTAGTGCCGGCACATTTAAAGTGAAGAAAGTTGCAATAACCTAAATCGCCTTTTTCTATCGTAGCTAAGGCGTCAATATTTTTTTCATCGCCCTCAATACCCTTAGTCATACATTTCCACATTTTATCAGAAACATCAAATGCTGCACAGTTAGCACATTTCATTGTTTTTGCAGTGGCTTCATCAATTTTCCATCGCTTTGCCGCATCTTTCCAATACGACCCAGGTTTCTCTGGATTTGCAGGCCCATAATAATACTCATCAATGCCGTGTTGACGATTTTTAAGATTTACATGAATATCCTGTGTTGCAATTGGACATTTAGTTTGCGCTTCAATTAGTATGTGTTTAAGACGTTCCATTATTTTCCAATATGTTTAAAGTAATTAACTTCTCGTTCATGTTTTTCAGCACCAGCTTTACTATCAAAGGTACCTAAATTTTTGCCGGTGTGACTGTATAAACGGTATCCATCTTTTACTTTGCGAATAATCTCACGAATAAAGTTTTTCATTTCGCCGTGATTTTTCAGAGTAACTGGAACAAACTGCGGTTGCTGTGAATTGTATGCGGCGTCATTATCATAGTCCCCCATCATTCCGACTCCGGAGATTTTCATGCCTCGTGTTTGCATTGCATTCATAATGAACGCGCCAACTTCTTCCACATCGTCTTTGGATGTTGCAATGTGATCTACCGCCCAGCCATGTCCTGATGATAGCATACGGTCCACTTGTTTTGGATCCATTTGCAGCATTGCATCTACTGACTTTTTAATAGTTTTCAAGTTCTCAAAAAACATGTAGTTGCTGGTATTGCTATAATCTTGATTTCCATTGCAACCACATTCTGTTAATTGTTTTTTCATGATAATCCTTTATGTTATGCTGGTGTCCATGCTATCCATGTCGATGTTGAAGCTTGATATACATATAGTATGCCGGCGGCATCATCCCAATACATGGATCCAGCTGCTTCTTGACCGGCTTGAAATCCGCCCGGTAGTCGCAATCCTACTGATTTAGTTGCGATAGTTAAATCTATTCCGCCGGTTTGTCCTGATGTAAGTGTTGTATTAATTGTACTAGCAGTTGTAATATTCACAGCTCCATTCAATGATCCAGAAAATGATCCAGTAGCCTGTACCGAATCTGTGCTACCTCCACTCAATGCATCAATTGCGCGTGTAACATGTTCTGCTTGTACCGTTCCTCCATTCACGATACCTGTTTTATTTATCAGTGCCATTGTCTATATTCCTTTTTTTGTATATTGCCCAATCTTTTGTTTGTTCGTTCAGCCAAGCTTGGCGATCATCACACCCACAATCTTCATCTAAGATCTGCGCAATTCGTTTTGCCAATTGGTCTAATCCAGTTGCCGCAGTTAATTTTTTAATGTCGTCGCCTAAACCTCTACTTTGCATCTATACTCCCATTGTTCATTTGATTGCGTAATTGCATGATCATGGTCTGCCATTGTGCAGTGTGTGGTATCTCAAACACATTGCGTCCTGGAAACTGATAATCGTGTTCTGGTCGCATCATTAACATATGACCTGTTTCGTCGATGCCTAAAACTGGATGTGCCACATTGCGCATTGTGATAGCGCCGTTGGTGGTTGGTATCATTGTGCAACACCCTGGGTGTTTCCATTGACCTTCTGGATCTATCACTCCGCCGGTCTTCTTAATGATTTTTGCCCAGCCTGGTGCGTCTAATACGCGTTTACGAGTTATATGCATAATCAGTGACTCGGTTATTTCTTTTTCATCCTCAGGTTTTTGAAATGAAGACGGAAGCATATGTTTGTCTAGTTTAAGAGCTTTAGCTAATATTGCAACTAGACTGCCTCCTGGGACAATTGCTACTGCTGTTAATCCTAATAATTTAACCACATCTTTCAATTGACTACGAACCCACCGCCATTCTTCTGGAGATAATTTTTCGCCGTTAATATGTTGCAACAACATGACCATGGCTTGTTTGGTTTCGTCTTTTTCGTTTTTAAGTGCAGCTACAAAGTTTTTTACTTTGTCTTTGGCTTTGTTCATTGTGTCTGCCATATTTATTTCGTTTAATGCAGTTTCAACTTGTAGTTGACCCATTGTTACTGATTTTTCAAGTTGTTTTAAACGTTCTAAATATCCTTTATTACGCAGATGTTTGTATGCCATGTTCTCTACGGAATATTCACCGTTTGCATCTAATCCAGATTGCCGCAAATTTTGAAGTCGTTGTTTGATGTTTTTAATCTTACGCTCGATGTGTGGATCTGATTTCTTCAATGAATCGATATCATATTCAAATGGCTGTGCTTTTTGTTGAATTGCCCCATCATCAACTGAGACTGTATCAGATGATGGTTTGCTTAACCATTTACCTCGCATCACTGAATATACGCCTACGGTTGAATGCAGATTCTCATTAACATCTTGTGCATACAATTCAATGTTCATGCCTTTGTATGTTAATGGATGAGTCATGTTCCAGATGCTTTTCTTGGCGTGCATGTAATTGCTAACCAAATGCATGTTATCTCCTACTTCTAAATAGTTGATAACTACATGCAAATCAATGTCACTATGTTCAGTCCAATTGTAATTTGCACTACTGCCTATGATAATAATATCTTCAATATCACATTTCACTTCTAGAAATTCATAGAAAGCTTTTGCAATTTTCATGAAGCCAACACGAAGCTTTGGGTGCAACGTATCGCCTTCCCAAAGTTTTGGATTCAATGTGCTCTGTGTTTCGTATTCATTTATCATCTATAATAAATATCATCATTTCCAAAAGAGCTGCACTAAAATTAAAGTGAATGCTAACACTAATGACACAGCAGTTTTCATGTTAATTGCTTCATCTCTAAATACCCAGGTCATTACAGCAAATATAGTAATGCCACTAACAAATGAAACGAATCGACCAGGCCAAAATACTCCCCCAAATCCATCAACTGCAAACCGAGTTGCTTCCATAAACATCCAAGTAATTGGCACTCCCATTAGCATAAGAGCCCAACGAAATGTCTTGGCCCATGGCCATATTAATGGTCCATTGGTTTGTATCCACACAACGCTCTGGCCAATTAAAAATAATAAAATAGAAAATGCAATGTATTTGTAGTTCATATTAGATTATATGAAAACTACCGCAGAAATCAAAGTTATTCGAAATACATTATTCGATTCGGCCGCCTTTATGATTGTCTAATGCGTCTAAAATACGATTAAGCACAGTTGCTTTAATGAATCCTGCCATTGATGCATTCTTTAATGCACTAATTAGTTGAAACACCATGAATGGAACTAGTATAGTTTCACTTAACCAAGCCGTGCCTCGAAATGCTTGTTCTACGGACAACAACACCGTTAAAATCAAAACCCATACAGCTGTGGTTTGCAAAACTTTAATTGCTTTGCGGGTTTGAAATCCTTCCCGCTTTGTTCCAGCAATTACACCAAAGAATCCATCTATGAACACCACAGCAATCAATGCTAGGTATTGCTCATAATGAGTTATCGATAGATTAAAGAAATATGAACAAATAAATGTTAACATAGTTGTAGTCGATAATATAATTGCTAGAGCGGTTGTTTTCATGTTATCTAAGTTTTTAGTAAGGTTTATATGAAGTGGCACCGCCTTTTTTCACTGCGCGCAAAATTTGTTTGCGTTGTTTGCCCTTGGATTCATATGATACATGCACCCAATCCGGATTAGTATCTGTCCCAAATTCCCAAATAAGTTGATCGAATTCTAAGTTATCTTTGATGTAGTTGAATACTTGTGCATTGGTAATATCCGTTCCATCCATATCGATATCGATAGCTTCACCTTGGCAATGCTGTGAACTCAAAGCTCCTCCAATTGCAGTATTTAATTCTTTGCTACGATATCCAGATGAAATGATGATTGGTTTACCAAAATGTTCTCTGATAGGTTGAAATACTTTTTCTGCTAACAGTTTGAAGTTTTCAATATGTTCTGGTGTTGGCATATTGCTGATGCCTCGTCTTTTAGCAGTTTCCGATCTTGTTACTTCTGCTAACATTAAATTTTTGCTTAATTGCATGATTAATCTTTCTTAAAATATAAATTGGCTTCTGCTTCACGTCGACGAACAAGACCGCGTAACACACGACCTCCAGCCTTTGTCCATTTCATGAACTCAGCACGAATCGTTTCGTCTTCCGGATTAGCATTAACTTTTTTCAATAGGGTTGATGATTTTAGGTTTGCTGGACCTAGATTATAAGCAAATGATACTAGGGCATCGAACTGATTCTGATTGATGTCATCTCGGCAATATGAATCCACATACTGCTCAAAACTGACAAGCATACTTTGTAATAGTTCTGTTCCACGTGCTTCAGTGATCGTGGCATCTGTCATCGTTACTTTTTTACCGCCTGGGTAAAATGTTGCTCCGTAACCAATGGTCGGAATACCTGCGGGGCATTTATATGGCGCAGAACGAAACCCTTCAAATGATTTGATTATTTCAATTCCTGCCGTGCCTGTTTTTGTAATTTTCATATTCTTTATTTTTTTTCTTTACTGCCTTCTTGAGTAGCATATTTGATACCCATTATTGTACCAACTATCGAAAAGGCATTTGTTAATAATACACTAAACATGTTACTCCAAGTCGACCCAATGATCTGGGTATCTTGATTTGTTATAATGGCCATCCAATACAATGTTGTTGTTACAACTCCAACTCCAACTATTACAGCCAATGCAACCTTAACAATTATTTTTATTAGCTCACTTTGACTTTTTTTCATCATAACGTCTAAGTCATTCAGAGCTGCATCTTTTTCTATCTCAATTGCATTCTTAAGCTTTTGAGAGTTATCAAGTTCTATTCGTAAATTCTTTGAAAGATCCTCTATCTTCTTCTCATTGTTTACAGCATCAGTAACATCAGTTGCAATCTTAACTACATCAGTGATATTTCCTTTACTGTCTAAAACAGGATTGTAAGATGCTTGCAAATAAACAGTAGATCCATCTACTTTTCTTCTTTCAAATATTCCATCAAAGTATTTTCCTTTTCTTAAACTTTCCCAAAACTTAGTATACTCATCAGATTTAGAATATTCATAACTTACAAAAACACTATGATGTTTTCCAATGACCTTAGCTTTTTCATTAGCTTTATAACCCATGGTTTCTAAGAATATAGAATTAGCATCTGTTATAAATCCATCAATGTTAAAGCTAATTAGAGCTGTGCTTCTGTTGATTGCATCTATTTGCTTCTTGCTATTAACAATTGCACTAATGTCAGTAGCAACTTTCATTATCTTGGTAATCTTACCATCCTCATCGAAAATAGGATTATAGGTTGCTTGAAGATTAATAAGACTTCCGTCCTTTTTTCTTCTTTCAAACTCACCAGTATAATACTTACCACTTCTTAAGATGTCCCAAAACTTTTCGTATTCAAGTGATCTCGCATAGTCATCGCATACAAAAATACTATGATGTTTGCCAATAATATCAGCGTGATTACCTTTACCAAAACCCATTGCTTCCAAAAAAATGTCATTAGCCCCTAATATAACTCCATTAAGGTCAAAGTAAATAAGAGCATTACTCCTATTAATAGCTTCGATTCTACTTAATAACTCTTCTTTTGATAGATTTTTCATTCCAACAAATCCGATGTAGATTAACCGTTATTTATTTTTTCAATAAAAACTTTTCGGCAACATTACCAGCAATGCAAATAATCACAATGGTTTTAACAGCATCGACTAGATCCGCTGACGGTTTAATTGATTCATGGGAATATGAATTTAATAACATGGTAACAGAAATAAATATGAATCCAATAAATGCAATAACTCGTTTAATTGAGGTATCGCCTCCGGTGAACATTTCCTTGATAAAATTTTTCATGTAGCTACTTTCTTATACTTCAAGTATAAATATCAGTAACTTTAATTTAATCAGAATTATTCTTCAGATACAGCTCGGCCGATTTGGCGTGTCCAATCTAGATCAGTTCGAACTAAATTATTTTTAGTCATTGCTGCTACTAACATTGTTCTATCAACTCCAAGCTGATTTGCAACATATGCTAATGCCGCTATATCTTTTGGAAAACAATGTCCACCAAATCCAAAATCTCCATCATGGCCAGGGACTGACCAATGCGAATTACCTAATCGATCATCATATCGAGCGTATTCAATAACTTTGTCATAATCAATATCCAATGCTTCGCATAGCTGATACATTTCATTTGCAAATGAAATCTTTGTTGCTAAAAATGTATTAGTTACGTACTTGATCATTTCAGCAATAGTGCCACTTGTTTTGATAATAGATACTTTAGGAAATGCGCGATCAAACAATCGTTTAACTATAGTAGTAGCAGAATTAGGTCCTCCGAGTATGATTCGATTTTGATTTTTATAATCATCAACTGCGTTAGCCTCTGTTAAAAACTCTGGATTAAACACAATATCCAATTTAGTGTACAATTTATTTAATCGATCTGTCGTTCCTGGTGGGATAGTAGACTTAACAACCACAATATAATTTTTCTTATTGTATGCAATTACTTCATTTTGAATTTCTGTTAGTGCAGTGTTTAAAATTTTTAAATCACATTCACCAGATTTCATCATCGGAGTAGGAACACATACAAATGCAATATCAGTGTTTAAAACTACATCTTCAATAGCATTAACATTGCGAAATTTGTTTACATCTTTATCATATGCTTTAATATCAAATACATGTTGCATTCCTAAACGCACAGCATTTCCTACAAATCCTTGTCCAATAATTCCTATTGTTTGCATACTATTAAATCGTTTTCATATGATTGTAAATTCTGAATTGTAATATTTAGTCCACCTAACCGAAATGTCCCTAGCTCTCCAGAATCTTGTATAATTTCTGTTAGGTGTTGAACATATGCAAAATCTTGATTAGATAATCGTTTACCATCCATTTGTACCACAATATCATTTTCGCCTTCTGGATCATTATGACCTATACATAACACTCGTTTAGTTAAATCATAAGCTGTGTTTGCTTGTTCTGTATCAAAGTAATGTGTAGTTATAACTTGCATTTCATCATCGATATAAATTCGATCGCACCATGGTTCTAATAATTCTAACAATGCACTAGTGCAATTGGTTACTACAAATGCAACATTGTATTTCGGTGTAATAATAGGATATTGATATTCATTATTACGAATCCAACTACCCCATTTACGAGTATAATTTCTTGCAGATTTATACGATGCTTTTTTGAAATAATCATCGTCCTGTCCTACCTCTTCAGTCCATCGATGTCCTCTGCAAGTTAAATGATACACAAATGCATCACGGCTTTGGATTAGTTCATATCCTGCTAGAATCCATCTTTGAAAGATATCCGAGTCTTCATATGGAAATGGAGCAAACAACGGATCATGTCCACCTATAGATTGGAAGTCCTCTTTATAAAGGATCCATGGTGCAAACATTCCTTGTGTAGTTTGATCTTTAAATTCAATTTGTAATTCATCGCAGTACTGTTCAAATCCTAATACATTTAAAGAATCAAAATCCATTCCAAAATCCATGATAATTTTTTCTTTACCTTCTGGGTGTAGAGGTGGTTCTATACGCGTTGCACATACCACTTTCCCTGGTTCTAAGTGCTTCAACATATTTTCAACATAATTAGGTCCAATAATCATATCAGCGTGTAATATGCCCACTATTTCGTTTGTAGCCATATCGATTCCTTTATCATATAATATTGTATGACCTACTCGTTGCTCACTTCGATAACTAATACATGTTTGTTGTTGTATCCACTCCCATGTATCATCAGTGCTCCCATCATCTAATAAAATTATTTCTGCTCCAGGCGCATGTTTCTGAATACTTGCATACACATTCTTTAAGTGTCGCAAATTGTTGTAACTAGGTATAATTAATGATATCATATTGTATATGTTTCTCCATATGTTCTTAATTCAGAATATACAGAATTAAATTCAGAATTCAAAAAGTATGCATTCATATTTGTTTCAGCATTCCGACAAAATTCTGATACGCCTATGTTTATTTTGTTTTGTTTAAATGTTTGTGAATTTAAATGGCAGATAGTATGTGTATCATCTACTACTGTTTTAATGCCATGTTGTTCTGTAATACACCCTGTATAAAAATCTAGACCCCAACCGTATATCAATTCATCTGGGTAATGTTGAATTTGTTCTAACACTGATCTATGTATAAGTGGACATTGAAAATCAATCCATTTTACTGCACGAATGCCTTGTCCCCAATTCCACATTTGTTTCCAATGACATTGTTCTACCGATGCATTAATAACAGCTGGAGAATATACCAAAGCGTTTGCCTTTTTAGCGTTAGTAACAGATGTGGTTAAAAACGAAGGTCCATGAAATATAAGATCGTTATTCAAAAAATACAACCATTCATGTTTTGTTTCTTTTAGAAAGTAATCTAATACCACATTGAATCCACCGCCAAAGAATATGTTTTCATCTAGACGGTGTGTTGTTGAACGAGCTAAAGGTTCTGAGGATCCATTATCTAATACCATTAGTTCACAATGCGTATTGAAATATGAATCTCGTTTTAATTGTATTACAAGATTATCTGTTAAATCTGGTAGATTATGATTAAGCGTTGCTATTAACATAACTTATTATATATAATTTTTTTGTAAGTTCCAATTACGCAGTTATCATTGATTTAATCATGTTTGACCAATGCGGTCTTGGGCCTTGTATGTGTTGCAAATAATATGCTTCATCATCCGGTAAATTGTTTGAATCATAATACCATGGAGTATGTCTTGCAAAATAATTATCAGCCGCTCGATATGCAAAATCGCTATATCCACATGGCATACCCGGAGAATTCACAGCAAATGTAGTATCGACAGGAGCTTTGAATAATTGACATTTTTCATCCAATATATATTCTCGTTGAAAGAAACTACCTTCATGATTTATAACTTGTTGTTTTAATGGAAAATGATCTGGTAAATCATCAATCTTAAGACTTAGTCCTAATTTAGGAATTTGATATTTCTTACATAATGATATCATGTCATCGATAAATGAATCTGGTACTTCGTCTACTGGTACTACATCGCTATCAGTGTATACATGATACTCGTTTAAGATGATATGATTGTATTTTTGTTGAAACTCTGGTTCATAATTTCTAGCACAATCTAAAGCTTCTGGGCCATAGTTGCCTTTACAAAAATATACCCAATCTACTGGCAGAGTCGAGTACCATTCTAACAACGGCGGATATGTAGATCCATTATCTAGTATTACAATGTTATTGTAATTTCTATCTGTTAGTGTTTGTACTAACTTTTTTAATGGATCGAGTCGATTAAAATTACAAATAAAAATATAGGTATCTTTCATGTTGGTTTCTTTAATAATGTAATTAAAAAGATGTTTTGTTGTTAGATTATTTTTTGCGTATTGCAATAATAATCTTGTATACATTGCAGCATCGTCTGGTGTTAACTCCCCTGTTCTCAACTTAAAATTACAATCCAAGATTAATTTTTTTGGAAAACTTAACATGGTGTGTTGAGGACACTGTTCTAAATCTGGAAAGTATGGAATGCATCCGTTTGCTATAATTTCATAGTGACGTAAACAGTCCCATCCGCCTTTCTTGAATGTTACTCCAAAAAATGATTCTTGATACCCGTTGTAGTAATCTTGTTCGTTATCATAAATGTATGTGGATAAATCTCCCGGAATGATAGTAGCATACTCTTTTTGCTTGTTTGGAATATCATCTAAGATAATTTCTTCTGGAATTGCAAAATACAATGCTTTTGCTTTATCCATATCCGATGTTAAAAGTTCTCGTTTAAAGTATACACCATATGGTAATAAATTGGATCGAATTCCTTGATCGTCTTCGCCATCAATTAAAACAACATCTTTTTTATCATAGTATTCGCGAACTAAATCAAAATGATCTAAACAACGTGTACATGACCCGTATATAATTTTATCAAAATAATGATTTTTAATTTTATCTGGTATATTAGTTCTATCAACATTGTCTTCTGTTAATCGTCCACACATTGTGAAACCTCGACCATATGCCTTGCCGTTATCAGGTACTCTTGATGTCCAATACAATTCTTTTTCATCTTTATACATGTACCATAACTTGTTACAATCAACAAAGTCAGCTCCTAATGTAGATCGGCCTCCATGGAACACCATATCACTTTGGTAATCAGGCAAATCACCTTTAGCTATAAAAAGTATTTTCATTATAAATTTGTAAAGTTATTATTTGAATTTTCAATAATTGGATACGCTTTGAGTAATTCTTTGATTCCAACTTCTAATGTAAATTTTGGAAACCAACCTAAGGATTCTAATTTATCGTTACTAACAATGTAATTACGTTTATCCGGATCTTCGTTTATTTCACTTTCAGCAATATAAAATTCTGGAATAAAAGTTTTGATTGCCTGACATAGTTCAAATTTGCTAATGTTAGCAGAACTTAGTCCAACGTTAAATGTTTGTCCTCGCATTCTATCCCAGTTTTGAATTACAAATGCAAATGTATATGCAATATCTCTGATATGAATAAAATTTCGTTTAAAGTGTGATTCAAACAATACAATATACTTATCTTTGTATGCTTTGTATGTGAAGTCATTCACAAGTAAATCTAAACGCATTCTCGGTGAAATTCCAAATACTGTTGCAAGTCGCAGTGTCACAGCGTTACCATTTTTTAACAATGCTGATTCTGCTTCTACTTTTGTAGTACCATATAATGATAGTGGGCTTAAAGGAGTTTCTTCTGTACAATATATACCTTCTTGACCTATTCCATATCCACTATTTGTAGTTGGAAATATAATTTTTTGCGTTGGCGTTGTTACTTTAGTAAGCCAAGTTACAGCTTCTTGATTTGTTGCAACTGTGAGTTCTGGATATTTTTTGCACGCTGGCATTCCTACTATACATGCTAACGGTATAATTATATCAGCTTGTTGAACTAAAGGCAACATTGAATCATAATCGCGAACATCTAACTTATGAAATTCAAATTCAGCTAAATGCGAATACTGAT